GTTTAAACGTGTCATTTATAGTGCTCTTGGTAACGTAGTACACCGTGTACGGTTTTAGCGGAGTTGGCAATGCCCCAGTGGTCTGGAACATGATGGCTGTGCCGCTGATGATGGGCGTGGTGGTATTTGCAGTAAGCGTGCAAACAGCCGGTGTAGCGTTGGTAATCGTGACGGTCGTGGGAACTGCCAAGTTGACCGCCGGGGTTGCGTTCCAGTAGTACAGCTTGCCCAGCTTTGGGCCGAATACCAAGTCCTGCCCAAAGTTCCACTGCGACCAGATTGCCAAGGTTGCTGTGCTGGCGTAGCCAAGCCCACCCCAGTTGCTGCTGCTCCAAGCGCCGGAGCCCCATCCTGCAAATGACCCGTTTGCCGCTGAGCCAATGTGCAGCAGGTATGCAGCAAACACCGCAGAGCCGCCGCCTGAGCCCGAGCTTGAAGCGGTGGTTGCCGATGTGATGGTGTAAGTTGTGGAAGTCGGCACAGTCTTGACTTCGTACTCTCCATTGATGGTCACGCCGTTGAATGTGGCCGCACCAGAGAAAATAACAAAGTCACCAACTTGTGGGCTGTAATAGGGGTCGGTTACCGTAACCGTGGTTGTACCGTTGGTAGAAAGCGGGTTAGCCCCCAGCGTGCTGGTTGTGTAAATGGGGGTGATGTCGTAGTACGCCCCTGTGTTTTCAATGTAGAACTTACTGTTTGTGCCAACGCCAAGCAAGTTTGCCCCTGTCAGGGTTGTCCAATTCCACAGTGAGCGGCACACACCGGTGTAGGTGTTGGGGGAGACACGTTGCCAGCCACCAAGCTTTTCAGGCGTGCCTTGGCGGAACCGAATTTTCTCGGACTCGTACCAACCGCCCTCGTTGGTGTAACGGGTGTTCTCCCTGTTTACACCGGGCTTGAGGATGACTTTTTGTAGCGGCATATCAAGCTAACATTGATTCCGCAGTGTCTTGTACTTTATCCACACGGGCAAGCCAACCCTTGAGAAACTTCTGCTGTGATGGATTGGTCATAGCAAGGCCATTGTAGAAGCCTTGCTTCTGGTCTGCAAAATTATTTAGCAACTTCTGCGGGTCAGCCTTGGCGACCAAACCCAGCGTTCCAGAGCCAATCACCCCATCATCCACCGCGCCGACAGAGCGTTGTAGAAACTTGGCGGCACGGCCTACTCCAGCATTCACTGCAAAATCAAATACAGCGTAGTCCACACCGGCGGGCAAGTCATCACCCTTCACTTTATCCCAATACATTTGCTTATAGAATGGCTTGACTATGTCTTTTGTCAGGGCCTTCATTTCGCCCGACACAACCGGCTTACCAGTGTAAGCAGCCCAAGCACCTGCGGTCACGCCAAGGTTAGTTTCCCCTCCCCTGTCGTCCTTGTCCCAAACGTATCCGCCCTCGGACTGCAAGACTTTGGCAAAACAATCATCAAAGTTCTCTTTCATTTTGCAGCAACCCCGTTGATTTTCTCAGCGGTGCGCATACCGGACAAGCCAAGCATTCCCAGCATGAGCGGCATCATTGTGCCCATATCCATCTGCGGAAACTTCACAGGGTGACCGTAGAGCGCACTGCCCCACTCGGCTAACGGGCCAATAACGAACTGGACGGCAAACCCTGCGCCACAGACCCATCCAATACCGGGTCGCCAGCCGGATACAAAGATGCTGGGATTTGCTGCTTCGGCCTTGTTGATTTCCAACTGTCCAGCAATGATTGACAGTTCGCCAGACTGCTGAAGTTTGAACAATTCCATTTTGGCGGCAGCAGCTTGCACGGGGTCAGGCCACAGCCTGTCCATGACTTTGCCACCAATGTCGAGCAATGCGGATACGGGGTCAAGCGCCATATTATTCTCCAGTTGTGATTTCGTCCATGTGGCTACCGACCTTCAGGCCAGACAACCACCCAATAAGTCCACCGACAATGGTCTGAAACGCGGGGCCGATGATTTCAAAAATCTTGGTGTTGTCTACTTCCTTGACAAACAAACCGTGAACAAGCGCCCCGATAAGGACAACGACCACAGAACACAAGGTGGCGGTCACCATCATGGTCACCCAATAAATTAGCCGGTCTTTAGCATCCATCACTTTGCCCTTTCATACAACTGCTCAATTCTTGAGCGGATTTTAACGCTGTCGGCGTTGCCTAGTATGCTCCCCAGATTGGAGTAGAGCAGCGTTAACTGCTCTTTGGTACATACCGGCCCTGACTCTTCCAGCCACCCCCAGACTTTGCTTGTACGCTCTTTGGGGTCATGGCTACTGTAGGCAATGTTCAAGAACTCAGATACGCTGCACTCGCGCTTGACCGTTGCGCCGTAGACCAGCGACAGGATGAACAGCGGAAGGAGCCAGCGCACATCGGGTTAAGGGTGCAGTGCTTTGAGCGCGTCCAGACTATTCGCTGAGTCCGCAAGCGAGGTAATGTCCCGTAGCCGCTGCTTTTCTGTCACGATAGCAGACGTATCTGAGTTGGCTTCTAACGCACGTTGATAGGCTACGTCCTGCGCGGCAAGCAAGGGTTCGCGCTCCATGCGAAGGCGGGCTTTAGTCAGTGCTTTGGCCTTGTCCATATTTACCGAGACAGTAGACCCACTTAGTTCCCAAGCATTAAAAAAGTTGCCATCAGGTAGCGTTGAGTCTTCAATAATGACAGAACCAGCAGGTGTGTCTTTGGTTTGCACTTCCTCAATAGGCACTTCACCGGTGGGGTAACACACCGATATTCCACCAGTAGAATTTGTAAAAACAATTATTTGTGTCATTTTTAACCCTTAACGAAATACTGCAAGGCAAGCATAAGTAGGTTCCGCAAAACCTACTGCTGAACTGCCAAAACTTGCATAAAACACTGTAGTTGTTCCTGCCGTGGCAGTACTGCCATTTGCAAAAACACTGGTTGCTGCTAATCCATTACCTGCTGTTGTTGGCCCACAACTACCTACAACGCAATAACTTGTACTGGACAACGCCGTTGTTAGTGTTACAGTGTAAATCCCCGTTCCAGTTCTTGTAATTGAGGACACATTAAAACTAGCGTTAACAGTTGGAGTTGTGCCGCTAACTGTAAATTGAACCCAAGCGCGTGCCATAGCAAGAGGGGCTGTGCCACTTACTGTAGTTATTGTTGCCGAGTCAATATTGGGCGTGGTCAGCGTCTTGTTGGTCAGCGTCTGAGTATCAGTCGTGCCGACACCTGCGCCAGCCACGTTGTCTGTGCCGCCTGCGGGGTATGTGACCCCAGAACTTCCGCTAATTGTGGTTGCCATGATTATGAAACCCTTACGATAGTGAATTGAGCAGCGGGCGTGGTTAGAGATGTTGACACAGTACCTTGCGCCCTAACAATTGAAGTAGCAGGCAAATATCCCGTCCAGCTAGTTGAAGTTGAGTTGTTTGCTGCCGTAGAGTATCCAATTGACAAAACTTCGGACACGTTAGTTAAACTTACTGGAGATGTCGATAATTGCGTGCAATTTAAGGTGATAGATTGGTAGCTGACCGCAGTAGCCGCACCAGAAAATGACACCGCATAAATGCCTGATGTGTTGATGGTAAAACTACCACCCAACGTGGCGCTGTCGGCGTAGGTAATGTCAGAGCCTTGATTCGTTACTGTCGTAGTAAATCTATGAATGGCGGTGTTCGTAGAGCCTTGCCCGTTGCCAGTATTTAAACGCACCATGCTGTAGAAAGGCACAGTCACTGTGGGATACCAAGTGGTGTTCGCCAAGCGGTAGACATAGGTCACGCCCGATTTAGGAGACATGGACGTTACCGCGCCAACAATTGATTGACCAGTATTCCCGCTAAGAGTCAACGCCGTAATCTGTTGGCTGCTGCTGAACGTGATGGTCATGCCATCCGCAGGCGAGGCGGGCATTGTGATAGTGCCAGTAGCCAACGTGCCAGCGGGGTTCATCACCAGCACCTGAGCGCCAGCGGCAAACGTGTAGCTGAAGCCTGTGGTCGGGGTCTGGTAGTCGTAGGCTTGAATCAGCCCGTTTGTGCCGTCGATTTTTGCGGTCATGGTTTACACCTTCGGGTATTTGGCTTTGACTGCCAAGCAGTCGGCAATGTACTTGTCAATCTGCGCTTGGTCGCCTTTAACCACGCCATCGAGGTAGTCGGTCATGGATGGATATTCAGCAGCACGTTTCTCTGCGTAGGTTTTTGCAGCTTCAATAGCGGCCTGAATCGTAGCGCAAATAGCGGCTGCTTCTTCATCAGTAATCTGTACGCTGCCAGCAGGCAAGTAAGACTCATGGTCAGTCGAGTCCAGCCAATGCAGTTTGTTTTCAGTGTCTTTGTAGTGTGGCATTTTTAATCCTTAACGAAGTTCAAGGCAAATCTGTAACGACGGCGAATAAGTAATTGAATATGATGCGTTAGGGGGAATAACATAAACCACTGGAATATTTGAACTACCTATAACACCCATTGCTACTCCGTTAATAGAAGCGGCAGTTCCAGACCCGCCCGAGGTAATATTTATCCATAACAAAATTGGTTTCCCAGTAGTGTTGTAATAGGTTGTTGCGCTTGTGCGGGTTACACTTTGCCAAGTCTGTCCATACCCAAGCGAACTCATGGCAGATAGAGCTTGCCCACCGTAGCCTTGAATGGTTGATGGCGCAGTGGCCCATGTTCCTGCGGTTGCTTGGGTGGATTCAATGTAGCCAATCACACGATACGCAAGTGATGTACGGGCTGTGGTTGAGTAAACTACGCTTGCACTGTCAGCCGCTCCAGCACCGCCTTCAGCAGTGGTGCTAATCAGGTTGGTTTCATCAAGTTGAGTGCCGCCAGAAATGTTGACCGCAGCCAGTTCAATAGTGCCTGCGTTGTTCATCGCAA